ATATTGTTCATAATTACGCGCTATGTTGCTTAACCACGGGAACGTTACAGCCATTCCTGGGTTAATAACAAAAGATTGATTTGTGAATGCTACTGTGCTCAATATATCACCAATATATTCCACATTTTTAACTCTGATACAATGGTCGCCAAATGAGGGCACCGGCATGGGTTTTACCAAACTATTTTCCATAACTTTATAGTCCCCCTTGCCTGTAATAGCCCGAAAAGCGTAACCTAAACCACGCCCAAGTATGCCTCCAATGGCACCCCCAACACCCGGAACTAAAGAGTTTCCAGCCATAGAACCTAAACTACCACCAATATCTGGGGCATTAAACAATTTTTGCTTAGGTTTCCTCTGCGGTTGGGGTTGCACAGCCGGTCGCATCTGCTTCTGGGCGCGCTTTTGCCTCTTTTGTTGTATATTTTTCTTCACCATTAATTTATATATATTATATTTGCCCACTAAACAATAATCCAGTGCAAGTTTGCCAACATTCGGCATAACATAATATAAACTATACTGTTTATATTGCGGATCACATAAATCATCAAGCACGGGGTGGGCTATTGGTGAAATTTCATAAGAAGCAAAATAAGACTCCAATTCGAGTTGTTGCGACAAAGTGACTCCAAATACGTCATTCATCAAATTACGACTACCAGCCGTAATCATAGGTGGATTGACGTTTTTGGGTAAACACTCAAGTCGCTTCTTCGCATAATTATTAAGGGATGAGTCAATGCGCATTTTCATTCCATCTGTTAATTGTATCAATCGATAAGAAACAACAGATAAAATGGGACAATTCTTATATTGGAAATACATTGAAAACGCCTTAGCGCGCAACAATTCCAAGCGCTTTTTCTCACTAGAATTAACATACAAGTGAGAGACCCACCCTAAGTTCAAAATTTGTTTTATAGGATCAGTGATGACCACATAGTTCAACGGGTCATAGACTTGCCCGCAAAAACTAGCTTCACAACATCTCATAAAATAATTCACCTTAGCAGTGAACCCAAGTTTTGAGAAATCGTTGACTGTCAATTTCCTACCTTTATACACAGCCAAACAATCATCACCCTCAATTAAACAATCAAA